TCGCCTATATGAAACACCAGAGGGAAATAAGTACCCTTCTATCACTACTATTCTTTCAGTCCGTAACAAAAAAGGATTGATGGAGTGGCGTAAGAAAGTTGGGAACGATGTTGCGAATTATGTTGCAAGAACTGCCGCAAATAGAGGAACTAAAGTTCACCATATGTGTGAAGATTATCTTAATAATGATTTTGATGAAGAGAAACATAAGAAAAACTTTTTACCCTACTGTCTCTTTACCCAATTAAAAGAACAAGGATTATCAAAAATAGATAACATCCATGCACAGGAAGCAGGACTCTATAGTGATAAATATAAGGTAGCCGGAAGGGTAGATTGTATTGCAGAATATGATGGGGTTCTCTCAATCATAGACTTCAAGACTTCAACTAAAGAACGCAATGACGATTGGAATGAAAACTATTACATCCAGTGTTCTGCTTATGCGGAGATGTATGAGGAGAGGACAGGTACAGAGATAAACCAGAATGTTATTCTCGTAGTCACAGAAGATGGCACTGTACAGGAGTTTGTAAAAGATAAACATGATTATCTAGATGCACTAGTAGAAACGGCTGCAGAATGGAGAGAAAAAAATGAAACACCTAATAACATTAATGGCGGTGTTTCTGTTAATGGGTTGTCAAACAACGGACACGACTCCTAAAGACATATCATCGCCCGCTGAAGTAGAAAAAACTCAGAAAGAAGAAGAAAAACCAGAACTAGTATTACCTAGAGCAATGGTTGTGTCAAAACCAGTACTATGTGGAGATGCTGCTACAATTCTAGAAGGAGTGGTGACAAAACATGAAGAACAACCTATTGCTTGGTGGAATGATGGAACATATGGTCATAAAGTATTACTTGTCGCAAATAAGGAAACTGGTACTATGACTGTTCTAGAATATCCTTCAAAGGAAGGTGATCTATCTTGTTTTTTGTCTGTGGGTGAAAATTTTACCTTAGCCGAAGATAAAGGATCAGAGAAAACCAAAGGAAGTCCTGTTTTATATAAAAAGGTACTTGACTAAAATCACTACCTATGGTATAAATAATATACAATTTGTAGATACGGATTGAAAGACGTACAGGACATGGGTGCAATTCCCATCGCCTCCACCAAAAGGAGATTAAAGTGGAAGTAGAATTTTTAGGGGATCAAGATGAAGAACCCCCTAGTACGAGAGGTAAGTAAGTGGATGCTAAGAGCTTATATTCTTTGGAGTATTTGTGCAGACATCGCCTTACTTTCGGGAATCCTCTACCTAATCTTTTTTTGATGGGGGCGAATTAGGTTCGACTGGCGTGGAATAGAGAAGTGGAGAATTGTGGATTGGACGCCTTATAGTCCACTATAGTAAATGCAAACGATAACTTTGCATCTCAAGAATACGCACTAGCTGCGTAATTCGGATAGGGTTTCGGTAGGTTTCCTAGTAACAGAATAACCTACCATTTTGAAACTGTCATGATAAAGGAGATATTACATTATGGCTACTAAGAAGACCCAGGCCGCTAAGGTCGCAAACGCACTAATTAATGGTGCAGAATTAACTGCTAAACAAATCAGCGCTCGTTATGGAGTTGCAAATGTTCGTGCAGTTATCAGTCAACTTCGTTCAGAGGGATATGCAATCTTTTTGAACAAGAGAGTGAGTTCTTTTGACGGAGAAGTATATTCTAAGTACCGTCTTGGAACTCCAACACGGGCAACCGTGGCTGCTGGTTATGCAGCACTACGTTCTGCGTAGTAACAAACAGAAAGGAGTTGCGTGGGTTTAGAGGCATGTCAGGGCTCTTAGAGACAGACAGTCCATTTATTCTCAGTTGCCTAGGGAACGCAAAAGGTTCATCGCTTAATAGATGCGTGAGGGGTCACGGTTAACCCCTCAACTTATATAAAGGAATTTGATTATGGCATTGACAACACCGAAGATATTTGCACAGAAGATTGAAGAAATTGTTAAAGAAAAACATATCACTCATATGGAAGCGGTACTTTGGTATTGTTCAGATCAAGACATTGAACCTGATTCCGTAAAAGGGTTAATCTCGAAACCCTTAAAAGAAAAGATCGAGGCCAATGCAAGGGAGTTAAATTTTCTCCCTAAACAAGCACAACTACCAGTTTAGGAGTATTCATGTTTGCGTTTTTATTACTATTCCCAATCTTATTTTTTTCCACTAATAGTGAGTTCTTTGAACAAGTTGAAAAAGACAGGGCAAAGGGAGCTACTTGGCAAGAGATAGACCCAAAACCATTAGACCCCAATGCGAAGGCACTTCCCCTACAGTGTATGTCTCCAGTAGAACATGGTGATGATGAACCTTGTGGAGAACCATACGTTATCTATAAACTAAAAATGCCAGAGGACAAGTAGTGTATACCTTGAAAGTTCCCAATGGAACATATAAGTCAGATAGTCTAATTGACCTAATGTGGACAGTATTTAGACATAGACTGCACCATCTAATTAAAGATGGTAAGTTTGATGATTAGAAGCCTCTTACAGGCAATTATAGTTTTAGTTCCAACGTACATCACCGCATATCTTACAGATAAGATGGTGTACGTTATTCCCATGTTGGCAGCTGCAAGTTTCGTTGCGGCAAGTCTGTCAACAAAATCCTCACGTAGAGTTGAAGAAGATGGTTACAAAAAGGACGTTGGATATAAAAAAGACGTTGGAAAAGAAGATGGAGCCCATTGACGTTTATCTGATGTATTGTGCATTGAAGGCTCATTTTGGTAAAGGTGATTATGATTATGTCACCTATGAAGGTAAAACCAAGATCAAAAGAGAATCGTTCTACAAACGCAAAGACAGAGGGTTCTTTGTAAGGGTTGCAAGAAAATACAAGAACGAAAATGACATCAAAAATTATTTTGTTTCTAATTTTATTAAAACTAAAAATGGATACATTGCTAATTTTAGTGATGAAAATTATGAATCGTGGACACTCAAACGACAAGGGTTTTTTGATCTATTTGAAGTGGAAATGAAACCTCTGGTAGAAGCGTTTGAAAATTTGTTTATAGTAGAGGGTGGACAACACCCAAAATTGATGAGAGAATTTTTAGGGAGCCGTGTGTCTCTGGAGACACTTATCATATTAGATAAATTGGTTGAATATGATGATAACTGGAACAAGAGTATGGATGATGATATTGTCTGGAAAGATTTGAGAGAACTAAAGAATAATTATGAAAGGTTCTTGACAATTGATGTAGAGAAGTATAGAATTAGACTATTAAAACTTATTGAGGAGTCCAAGTAGATGGAACAAGTACGTGAAGAAGCATTTGAAAAAATGGAGAGGTCAGAATTAGATTCTTATATTAAGAGTCTTGAGTATGACAACGCCGAGTTGGTCAAAAAGAATGAAGAATTATCTGCAAGGGTTAAACAACTTGCAACCAGACACCCACAATGGCCAAGTGGATATAAACCACGCCGACATACGAAACCTAGATAAATGATAGTAACACAACTAGATAGTATGGGTACTGATTTAACTGTCGTCAATGCGGCCCGAGTATCCTTTGGAAAAACTCATGAAATATTCGATAAAGACACTGATTCGAGACTTATTAATTATCTCGCTCGTCATAGGCATTGGAGTCCTTTCGGTCACTGTAGCGTACAGTTCCACATCAAAGCGCCCGTGTTCGTTGCTCGCCAACTGGTTAAACATCAAGTCGGATTGGTGTGGAATGAAATATCCAGACGATACGTAGATGATGAGGTAGAGTTTTATACTCCACCTGTATGGCGTGGTTCTCCTGAGAACGCAAAACAAGGTTCTTCTGAAAAGGTGATTGACATCAATCCTAGAAATCGTATGGTTGATGATTATGAACAGGTGTTGAAAAGTGCAAAGTGGACTTATGAGGAATTACTGAGAAAAGGTGTTGCACCAGAACAGGCACGTATGGTCTTACCGCAATCCATGTATACAGAGTGGTACTGGAGTGGTACTTTGATGGCGTTTGCACGTGTATGTAATCTTAGATGCAAACCAGACGTACAAGAAGAAACAAGAGAAATTGCAGATATGATTGATCGTTTGACAAGAGATTTGTTTCCTATATCATGGAGAGCTCTGAGAGATGCCACTTGACATTCCTTACCCAAAACCTGTAAATCCCAATCCGATGATTAATCTGGATAACCTAATGAATAGAGCTGTCGTGTTCGGTAATGGTGAGTCTAGGAAATGGTGCAGTAATGCTATCGGGTGGGGAGATATACCATTATGGGGGTGCAATGCAATCTATCGTGATATGTGGGTAGATAATCTGGTTTCGGTAGACTACGCAATGCAACAGGAGATATACACTTCTGATATACTAGAGGGACAATTTGATAATTCATTAGAAGACCATATGAAATTTCATTTTGCAAACTGGAGCCCCATCCCTGCTGAGATTTCTGATATGATGTTTATGGGGTACAACATACCCGAAGAGTTCGTGCATAAAACAGAAAGAGCAGGCAATCATACAGAACAGTGTGTGATATCAGGTAAAGAACCTAGTATGATACAGAGTTGTATTGAGCTTGCAATGAAGGAACATCCCGATCTTGATCCGAAAGATTTAAAGACCAAGATGGAGAAAGATGTAGGGGTATGGATAACATATCTTAGAGAAGAAGACAACATAAAATCAATAGACTTCCCTGTAGGGTGGTCTGCTGGTACTACTGCAATGCACCTTGCATGTCAGGAAGGGCCTGAAGAAATATATATGATAGGGTTTGATTTATCCTCGTATGATGAACCCCTAAATAACATATATAAAGGGACAGATAATTATCTGCCCAGTGATGCAAAAGGTTTCAACACGATTAATTGGTTGAACCAAATGCAAACTGTCTTTACGGAGTTTAAGGAAATTACCTTTTATTGGGTAGGCCCTGTACACCGTAAGGGTGAAATATCTGACGTTAAATATAATAACGTAAGGTACTTGACAAAGACAGAGTTTTGTGATAAGTTTAATATACAATAACATACGATTATATACATTTACATAAGGAGAATAATATGTCGTTACAAAGTCTCAAGAAGAGTAATACTCTTGACAAACTTCTCGGCGCAGCTGAAGTCGAGAACAAACCCCAAGAAAAGAAGTCCTACGTGGATGAACGTATCTGGAAACCAGTGATGGATAAATCTGGTAATGGTTTCGCAGTTATTCGTTTCCTTCCAGCAGTCAAAGGTGAAGACTTACCTTGGGCAAAGGTTTGGAACCATGCGTTTCAAGGGCCAACTGGTCAATGGTATATTGAGAACTCTCTCACTACACTTGGTCAGAATGATCCTGTATCTGAGATGAACTCTGCATACTGGAACTCTGGTGTAGAATCCGATAAGGAGATTGCACGTAGACAAAAACGTAAGTTGCAGTATTTCGCAAATATCTTAGTTATTAAAGATGGTGCAAATCCTCAAAATGAAGGTAAAGTATTCCTTTATCGTTTCGGTAAGAAAATATTTGACAAATGTATGGAAGCAATGCAGCCTGCATTTGAAGACGAAACTCCAGTAAATCCATTTGATTTCTGGGAAGGTGCTGACTTTAAACTCAAAATTCGTAAGGTAGATGGCTACTGGAATTACGATAAGTCTGAGTTTGATTCTCCATCACCATTGTTTGATGATGATGAGAAACTTGAAGAAGTTTGGAAGAAACAATATTCTCTCGCAGAATTTACTGCTCCTTCTAACTTCAAATCGTATGATGAGTTGAAAACTCGTCTGGATACTGTACTTGCTGGTACAACGAAAACAGGGAATGTTGTAAACCTGATGGAAGATGAGCCAGTGGAGACAGTTACAGTTGACTCCAAAGAGGAGTCTGCTCCTACCGTTGAGGTGACATCTGATGAAGAAGATGATACCTTGTCATATTTTGAAAAACTTGCTGATAAAGGGTAATTATATTATGAAAAAACTTTTGTTATCTACTGCACTTGCAGTTATATTAACCTCTCCAGCGATTGCTGAAGAGAAGTCGATCACAATAGTGTGTTCTGACGATGTGGAAAAGGGAACGGTTGTTCTTTCAGACCCACCTAAGATGAGTTGTGAGGATTTTGACCTTGCAAGTCGTTATGTTGGTTCTGGATTTTCTATCGGGCCCGACACTACGATAGAAGATGTCAAGGCATTTCTTGCAAAGTGGGTTGTTCGACAAGAACAAAAAAAGAAACAGAAATTTCAAGAAGTTTCTGTTCCCCCTAAACCTGAGACAAAACCTGTCGAGCGTCCTGTCAGACGGACACCACCTGTTGTTGCACAGGTTGATCCATATAAAGCTATGGGTGTAGTAACTAAGAAAGAAGAACCAAGTCTTTTCCAGAGAGGAAATGCTAAGTTCTTTACGGACTAATAGATATCCCCTCTGAGAAATCAGAGGGGGTTCTTACCATGCACCAACCATAACTGGAGCTCTGTTTGATGTTGCATTTACGTGAGTTGAGTCCCCACCGACTTTTGTATTTGCTGTGATAGGCGCTATAACATTCTGACCACCTTGTTGTTTTTGTTTCATCTCTGCTTCCAGTTCTCTGAATCTCTTTTGCATCTGGAGCAACTCTTTTTTCTCATCTTCTACACTCCAATTTGTAAACCCTGTTCCCTCCTTAATAATTTTCATTAAGTCTTGCATTTGTTCAGTGAGGATTTTTGCTTCAATTTTAGGGTCAGTGGAGGCAACCTTCTTTTCTTCTTCTTTTTTATCATCACCCCCAAAACCAAGAAATTTTGCCGCCGTTTCATAGCCAGGTATCTTCTTCAATATTGCTGTCATATCAAAATCAAACAAATTCTTAATCCAATTTATAATACCTTCAAATGCATTAAAGATTATATCAGCAATACCCTTACCAGCACCTATTAATCCCTCCCATAATTTTTTTAATGCGGCAGTTGGGTCTGAAAATAAAAGTTTCACCCAATCGATAGTTGCTCTTATTGCATCAAAGATACCCCCAATCAAATCAGAAAAGAGTTTAGAAAAACTAAATGATTTAAGTGCTTCAGATTCTTCATCAAATCCAAATAGTTTTAATATCCAAGCAAGACCATCTTTTAAGAAATCAAGAGGCATTGCAATCAAACCGTCTATAAGTTTAATAGTACCTTGTTTAAATCCTTCTAAAATTCCACCTTCTTCTTTACCTTTCATGAACCCTGTAACAAAATCAAAGATACCCATAATTATGGTTATAGGGAAAAAGACCTTACCTAAAATTCTACCTATCGATCCAGCAATTCTGCCGATGGTTGCAAAAACTTTTGATGCTGCTACAAACTTAGAGATTGATCCAAAAACTGCACCAACCTTTTTCCAGAAACCTGTGAAATTTTTGATCTGAGCAGGATTACCAAAAGTTCCAAACACCTTCCCCATATTACCTACTTCTCTGAATCCAAATGCAAGGTCTTTAAAGGGTTTCACTACTTTTTTCATAAACTTGGCCAAATCTTTTATAGTTTTGGGATCAATTTTAATAAGACTTTTAATCGAATTAGTAAGTTGACCTAATCTCGCACCAAGTCTTCCCCCAATAGTTTTAAAATCTTTTACATCAAGTGCCTTGGCAGCATTACCCATAGTTTTACCTATGTTTGTAAATCCAGCTTTAAACGATTGAATGTTCATTCTAAACGCTTTAAAAACTCTCCCTATTGTAAAATTATAAAGTAATTGGAAGGGTTTCATGAATAGTGCTAAAGTTCTTCCTATGCGTGTTTTTCTAAACCACGCCGCTAACATCTTTAACGCTTGCCATTCTTTTCGTAATTGATTAAAAAATGCAACCACCGCAATGATAGGAGCGGCAATAAGACCAATTATTCCACCTAGAGTCTCTTTCGTCATGGCCTTAACCATTTTTTCTAAAGATTCATCCATATTTTCTAAGGTGTCTAAAATTTTACCAAAGGTAGTTAATTGTAATTTAGCACGCCTTTCTTCTTCCCTGTCTTTTTCTGTCCCACCTATACCATCAGGTGCAAACCCCATTGCTTTGACCATAGTTGAAAATACAGTAGGAAGTTTTGTTAGTTCTTTATTTGTTTTTTCTACTTTTTCTGAGACTGCTTTTTCAATATCAAAACCTTTAACTAGGTTTTCATTGACTGATTGAAGCTCAGTGATGGTATCTTTAAGACTCCCTTCTGTTGCTGGATTATTTTTTACCGCCATTATTTTTTACCTTTACTTTCTGATGAACCACCAGAACCACAGTACAACCCAAACCATGCAGCCCCAGCACCCACAACTACAGATACAAATGCGCTCTGTGCATTGGTTGGGTCGGGGAGTGTCATAAACCAATCAGTTACTTTATAGAACATGACACCATATAGTGTGATTAACATACGTGGCCAAATTCTCCACTTGTCTATCGCTTGTGCATGTGCAGAGTTATACCAACTCGCTGGTTCTACTTCTGTTGTACTTCTATCTACTTCTACAATTGTTACTGGATCACTCTTTCGTGCCATTTTGAAGCTCCTCAATTCGATTTGAGTTGTTAGTTATTCTATCTTTGTTATTTATAGGAGTATGGTCAAAAATTATCTTTTCTATTTTAAGAAATTCAATACGTTCATTAGGAACATATCTCCATACATAATCCCCATCGAAATCCCCATGAGACTTGGTTACACCAAATACTGTCTGCGTTATTCCTATTTTCACAATCAATGCACGTTCTCCATCTATAAGAACATGATCGCCCTCTTGAAACTGCTTGTTCATCTGAAACGCAAGACCTTTACTGAACTTAGTCGCAAAGTCTTTTATCATAAATCCTATGATAACAATCATTACCATACCAATGTAAGGTAACAGAAATTGAGTTATTTCTAATGCAGCTGCATTTGGTGTAGGTATATCCATTAACCTATCCTTGCCTTCTCTTTTTCCATTCTTTCATTTTCTTCTTTAATATGTTGTACTAATAATCCCAAATAAATTTCCCTTTCCCACGGCATCATATCATCTAACTCTTTTAAACTATAATTGTGATGTTGCATCATTGCAAAATTTATTTTAAAATAGTTCTCCAGAGAATCATGAGAAAGGGCTAACCGAAAAAACTTTGCATACCCTCAATCGGAACCTCACTTACTTTTTTGGTCTTAGGATTTTTCACTTTAATTATATGCTGTAATTTTGGCATAGTGTCAAAAAAATGAGTCACTTTTTCTAAATCATTTTGACTCATACTTCCCAAGAACTCATCTAAGTCTTTATCTGACATATCAACTTTGTTATGAATTGTATCTCCGTCATGAATTTCATGCACACACTTTTTTAATGTTTCAAACATGGTAGATACTTCACTTTCCTCTGAACCAAATCCTTGTGCGTCTGATAAAGTTGGGTATCTCATGTGCATAGAAATTTTATCTGTAAGTTGTATCACGTTGGTGTGATCCTCTTTCATTTGTATTCCTACTTCTGCCAAATCAACATTTACATCTACCCTAGTTTTTTCATCATCTGGACACAATACGTTGATAGTAATTTTTTCTCCAACAGATTTACTTCTAAGGTTGAGAAAAATATACTCTAGATCAAACATAGGATTTTCATAAGGATCAATCGATCCAAAAGTACATTCAGATATTATATTTGCAAATGCGCTTTCAATCTCATTTTGTTTTTCTCCCTCTTGGGCCATCATCAGAATCTTTTGTTCTTTGACTAACCAAGGTCGGAATTTGAGTTTTTCTCCAGTAGAAGGTAAATCCAATTCATAAGTTGCGGTATTAAGTTTAGGTAAAGCCATAATTTTTCATCCTTTATTCATGGTTTAATAATTTAGAATAGTCTAGAAACTGCGGGCAATGCTCGACTTATATTTCTTTCTGCGACATTATTTAATGTCTGTCCTATTCTATCAGTTAGACTTGGGCCCTTTTGATTTATATCAAGACTTTCCCAATATCTAAAATTCATATCCACACTCCAAATAAGTAGGGAATTGGTGGTTCCGTATGCAAGAGCGGTATCTCCTAAAGTCTTAGGAAATGCCTCCATCAACCTCAAACCATATCGTCTTTGCATCTGCTGGTCTAATAGGTATATGTCTACTGCACCAACATAATGGTTATAATATCCTACTTGCCAAGTTTGAGGGTTAAATGTACGATGCTGCCACTTTTCAAATGCAACTCGTTCTGTTGCATCTGATGAGCTCTGAAAAGTTAGAGTAACAGAATCCGCATACATAACACTGTTCACAACTTGTCTACGAGGGCCATGTATGTTTACATCGTCTATGGTGTTGAGAGTTCGGCCAGGTAGAGTAACAGAGTCACATCTCATACTGGTTTTTGCCATGTCGCCCCCTTGTCCTCCGGCCGCAACTTCTGCAACATCTCCTACATTCATATTTTGTTGTAGAGGGTTGTTTGATTTCAACTGTGGGGGGTGAATGATAACTTCATATTTGT